TAATGGAGAACCACAAACCAGAGAGTTAAGAAGTATTACTACACTATAAAGACAATATTAAAAACCATTGATTTTCGTATAGATAATGTTAGAATGTCCGTATTCCAACACAAAAACTATGATCAATCTCGATGAACGCTATCAGTCTTACTTAAACGGCAATAAGAAAATGCGGATTGATGGTGTTAATGAAAGAGTTAGGGGTTATGGTTGGCACGATGATGGGAAGGAAGTTGTTGGATATTATGTGACAACAGAGAATTATCAACTATATTATAATTTGGACGAACAATTTTTAAGAATGGAAGCATTGGCAGAATTGGTGGCATTATTGACCTAGAGCATCTCTCTCATGAAGAGAAAGAACTGCTAGCAGAAGATCTTCTGCATCGAAACATACCACTGCGCTCACATTCTTATGATAACATTATCCTCCATGCAATTCGTGAGGGTTATCAAGTAGTAAAGAATGACAGAAAAGGAATCAATAAAAGTTAGTTACCTCTAAAGTCCTCCATCATTGTAATCACTCACATTATGAACAATTCTTCTCAGGTGCTCCGCGAACTTAAAGAACTTAAAGTTACTTGGCGGGAACAAGATTTATTACTGACTAAAGAACAGCAGGAACGATATGATGAACTGCTGATGCTTCGCCGTGCATTTGTGACATATTGGTACGAAAACGGCATGGTTCATGTTCATACTACTGTTAAAAAACCTGCTCCACAACCTGCACAACCTTGATTGAACTTCCCCCTGATTTTATTCATGAACCACCAACAGGTTTCTCCTATGAAGTTAAGTCTCACAAATCAAATGTTGTTGCTATTTGGTTACTTCATCACCGTAAGTATTGTTATAGCAGCGATCCAGTTAGGACAATCTGGGGGTTCTACAACACAAAGCAGAGATGCTATCATGCGCCTATTAACTCCACCAAGCACGGAGATAAGGTAGATATTGATAAAACCCGTTCACATACAGCAATGCAACTTAACTTTAATCCTTTAGAACTTGCACTTTATTCTTGATTATGTTTACTTACAATATCGTTATGAATAAAAGTTAGTTACCTCCAAAAGTCCACAGTTATACAGACATACAATAGATGATCGATCTGCGGCCGCATCAGCAAACCATTCTAGATCGTATGCGTGATTATGATAAGGGACAGATCATTGTGCCTACTGGTGGTGGTAAAACTCTCACTATGATTGAAGATGCTCGCGTTGGACTTCTTTATGGTAAAACCATTGTTGTTGTTGCTCCGCGTATTCTTCTTGCTGAACAACTATGCAGCGAGTTTCTAGAAGTTATTACTAATCCTTTTGTGCATGTGATGCACGTTCACAGTGGTGAAACGCATCACTACAGTACAACAAAACCAGAGAACATTCACGTTTTTGCTAATACTGCTCGTGATAATCATGAGAACTGCATTATCTTCACCACCTACAATTCTCTGCATCGTATCATGGAGGCAGATATTGAGGTGAATATTATTTACTTTGACGAAGCACATAATAGTGTGAGGAAGAACTTCTTCCCTGCTACTGAGTTCTTCGCAGAGAACGCAGATCGTTGCTATTTCTATACAGCAACCCCGAAACATTCTCTTACTATCAAGAAACCAGGCATGAACTGGGGACATGTTTACGGACAAGTTCTTGTAAATGTTCCTGCTCCTGAATTGGTTGATGGTGGTTACATTCTTCCTCCCAAGGTTGTTGTCAAGCAACTCCCTATGATTAAGGGACGTAAGGTAATGTATGCTGACGATTGTGATAATCTGATTGAAACTATCGATGACAACAATATCGATAAGACTCTCATCTGTGCTCGTACAACAAAGCAGATTATCAATCTTCTGACTCACTCTAATTTCTGCTCTGAGTTGTATCAGCGTGGATATTCTTGGATGATGATTACATCTAAGACTGGTGCAATCATCGATGGCAAGAAAGTTGACAGGGAGACATTCTTCGAGACTTTGAATGCCTGGGGCAAAGATTCTACTAAGAAGTTTGTAGTTATCCACCACAGTATTCTGTCTGAAGGTATCAACGTTTCAGGTTTGGAAGCAGTCATCTTCATGCGTAACATGGACTACATTTCAATCAGTCAATCTATCGGACGTGTGATCCGATTGGGTGACAAGTCTAAGACGTTTGGTTTAGTTTGCATTCCTACCTATGATACAATTGGTATCAGCACTGCTCGCAAAGTGCAAGCAGTTGTTGATACTGTGTTCAACCTTGGACAACCTGCTATCAGTGAGATTCGTCGATGAATGTAAGAGACTTCTTTGTAAAGGTTGTTGATCACTGTGTAAAATGTGGAGAATCTTTATCTACAAGAAATGTAATTGACGTTGCAGTTCGTGATTTTGATGTTTCCGCATTTGACAATCATGACTTATATTATTCTTCGCGCTGGCACATATCAAAACTAAGGAAACCTTACGAACAATGATTCTCCTCTAATAAAGTTAGTAACCTCCAAAAGTCCACATTAGTGTAAGCACACGATTCGTTTATGACTCGTCCCACTGTTGTTATGGAACATGAAGATTATGCTGCAACCTTTGAACTTTTGTTTAAAGATTTCAAAGCACGTCTAGGCATCCATAAATACGAAGTAAAAAAACTGGCAGAAGATCTTTCCTGGTTGTTCAATGTTATCATCGACAAATACAAAGCATATTATTCTGCGATTGATCGGTGAATATAAAGGGAGGAGCAATCCTCTCTTTTTTTAATAATAGATTGTTAGTTACCTCCAAACGTTTTCTATAGTATGACAAGCACTCACATCGAACATCCTGAAGATCTCATTCTCACTGGCGATCTTTCGGTTCTTGATACTTTGTATGGGACTGGTACTATCTCCATGAAGATGGATGGTACTTCCCTTGTTTGGGGCACTAATCCTCAGAACGGTAAGTTTTTTGTTTGTACCAAAGCATCATTTAACAAGAAAAATATTCGCCTTTGCTACAACACTGATGACATCTATCGTCACTTCGGACATCAAGAATCTCTAGCAGAAGTTCTCACTCACTGTCTGAATTATCTGCCTCGTTCTGAGAACATTTACTGGGGTGATTTCCTTGGGTTTGGTGGTACTAACTGCCTGCAATCCAATACAATCTCTTATGTTTTTCCCGAGGAGATTGATAAACTTCTTGTCATTGCACCTCACACAATCGTGGATGTAAATGATGAATTTCATAATGCAGATTGTCAACCTCTGAATGATTGTCTTTGCGACACACCTTATGTCAAGTGGGTACAACCTTCTGTAGATAGGGTATATGACTCTGCAATAGTACCTAAAGTTAATTTAGGTGCGATTCCCTTCCTGAGTGCTAAAGAGGTACAGATTGCCAAACAAAAGATTAACTCCTGCATTGCAGAAGGACATGAACTCGATGACATTTTGTTGACTGTAATCCTTGGTTCTCCTCAACTTGCCAACCTTTATCAGTTGGTGATAGAAATCAAGGAAGATCTGATGAGTAGTTTCATCATCCATGATGCCCCTAAATCTTACATCTTCGATGATGTTGAGATCGATGGTGAAGGTTTTGTCTTCTATTCTGACGACTATGGTGCAGTGAAGTTGGTTGATCGTTCACTCTTCAGTTATGCTAACTTTGCTACATCTCGTTTCCGTTAAAGTTAGTAACCTCCAAAGATCTTTTATAGTATAAGAAACAGTCAATCATGGCACGTTTTAAAGCACAAGTATGGGTTTCTGGAGAACATCCATACCCAGTAGAAGTAAATGCTGTTAGTGTATTTGCAGCAAAAAAGCAAATTGTTAGGCGCGAAGGTGTTAAAGAACATGAGGTAAATCGTGTTTTTCAAATTAGGGATGATACCACATCTTCGGACAGTAATATGTCTGTTCCTGATGTAAGTGGTTCGATGGGGATTTTTATTCTGGGTGCAACTTTGTTTGCGCTGGTTATGTGGACTCCCTGGGTTTTAATGCTCCTTGGTGGTACTGCTGGGACATGGATTGGCGAAAAAGTAACAAGAACTAGTGTAGATGAAGCAAGAGGCAAAGCAGGTGCAATCCTAATTACATTGATTATGTTGGGCGGAGGATTTGGTTTCATGAAAGGACATGAGTTCCAAACTTATGTCAATAGTGATACTCCTGTTGAGCAAACTACTCAACAATAAAGTTAGTAACCTCTAAATGTATACTATAGTACAGGAACACACAACCATGAAACCCTATCCCCTTGGTATCGACAATCCTATCCTAGTTAAGGCGGTGATGGGTTCACACAAGTGGGCAATCTATTGGAGAGAAGATTTTACCAAGATTGCTACATTTAATTCACAATTTGAAGCATACCAAGCAAGACAATTCATTCTCAAAAATGCAAACTAAAGTTTATCCCCTGTTCAAAGAATTGACTGAAACTATTATGTCTGATGCAGCACAAATGCGCGACTATTTCTCTGATCCGAAAGTTGTGAATGAATTGATTTTTGAACTAAATGTTGAGATTGGATTCTGTCCGATTCTTCGCAACTTAAAACGTGAAAAGAATTGCGGAGTTATTGAAGATAAACCTATCACATTCCGTCAACTTGGTACTGAGGATCGTAATGAGGTTTTTGTATATCTCGGACGAATCCTTGAGTCTGTGATTACATGTCAACTTGCAAAAGGTGGATTTAATGTAAAGAAAGATCGTAGTTCTTCTGGTGATCTTGCTATCAACAAAAAATTGTGGGAGATTAAAGGAACATCTGGTGATAATTCCTGGACTGGTTCAACTCATGCTAGCAGGAAAGAAGATCAGAAGATGGACTTCATTGGGGTGAAGTATGGTTTGAATGAAGACATCAACGTCTTTGATATTTTTGAAGACAAAGCAAAACTTTTGAGTGAGATCTTCATCGGAGTATTTGAATCTATTGAATTGATTCGTATGGGTAAAGAAACCGCAAATAATTCCCGCACTCAACTTCTTATTGGCGTGGATCAATATGAAGAGTTTAAGAATCAAGTTGCATGGGGAAATCTAATATATCCTGCTGGTGGTTTGTATAAGAAAAATGGAGAACGTAAGAAGAATGTGAAATATCTCCAACTTGAAACTGCATGAATAGATTGTTAGTAACCTCCAAACGTCTTCTATAGTATGAATAAGACAAACGCCATTACTTTCAAACAAAAAGAGATGATATTTTTTGCTTCAAAGATCGACCATTCTGATGACTTCATCGGTCAAATCTATCTCGATAAGAGATTCAATGCTTATGATATCTACACATTTTGTGAAGAAAACGTCCGCATTTATCACTATCCAGTTTATACTGAATATGATAATAAGATGAACCGAGATATCATTGGCGATAAGTATGTTGTCTCTGAAATGGTA